AGTCCGGAAGGATATTGAACCACACTGTCATATAGTAATTGTCTGAGTAAATACTTCCGCTGATGTATATTGTCGGCTCTCCGTATTTATGGATGTCGAACGATCCTGCGAAGCCACAGTTGCACAGCGTTCTGAACTCCCCTTCAAACATAGACTCAAGTTCACTCTTTAACTGGTTCGCCTTTTGTACTGCTTTCTGCTTTTCCATAGACATGACCTCTGTGGCAATATCCTTCCGGACTGGTGTAGTGATGCCATATGTCGCACATATTTGTCCGCTTGCCATGATGTTCGCACTCTTTGCAACGAGTCAGTGGCTTGCCGAGTCCGTAGTATTCGTTGCTGAATATATTGTCATCTTGCCAGTATTTTTCTTCAATCGGTGCATCAAGTTTAACGATTACATGCGTTATCATTCTTCTTTCCTCAATCATTTTCCCGTTCAAATCCAATGTTTATCTTTGTCCTGTATGGGGTTTCGATAGCATCTTTCATAGAATCCATGAACATCTGTACAAGTTCGTTCTGAACGTTCTTTTTTGCAAATTCCTTACGGATCAGTTCACGCAATACAGGTTTCTGCTCTTCAACCATGTTAATCATTTCTTCTCGCACGATTTCCATGATTGCCTTGCGGATTACATATTCAAGTCTTGAACATGTTTTTTCGCTCGAATACCCTCTAGGTCTTTCACCGTTTTCAACCAGTACTCTGTCCGTCATTACAGAATTGACAAACTCATGAATGATTGCTTCTTTATTGCCGAGTCCTTCAGCGATGCTTGCTATTATCGTTTCTCTGACTGCATCAGCAATCAATTCGCTGTTAACGCTGAGATTCAATCCCATCAAATTAGTTGTTTTTTCGTTCATTTTTCTTTCCTTTCCACCTTCTCCACACTATTCTTTGTATTCTCTAAACAAACACCACGCACACACAGCACCGACTACTACTAGAAAGAGCAGTGCCAAGGATGCAGTAAGCAGTGCAAATTGTTCAACGGTCATTCTTCTTTCCTCTCGGCTTCCCAGTTGCATGGATTTTCCATCTGTAATTGACAAGCGACATAATCCAAGTCACCGATTTTTTCAATTTCTTGGAAAACGCATTTTCTGCATTGAGTTTTCTCACAATAATTCTTTATTGCTTCAACAGCCTTTATCGGTGGTCTACTCATTCTTCTTTCCTTTCTGCCCATGAACAGTAGTCTGTATAGTCTGGGCATCTGTCATGCACATCACAATGTGTCATCTGCACAAACTGGTTTTCAAAGTATTCAAAGTATATGCAGTCACAGCACCGAATCACTGGCACGGCATCGTTGAACTGCTCGACTGTTCTTTTATAAAGCCGAATGATTTCACGTTTAGACATTCGGTCAAGTTCTTCGTTAGGATATGGCTTCATTCTTCTTTCCTTTCTGCCCAACTGCAAAACTCATAGCCGTCAGTATCAAATCCACTCAAAAAGCACTCGTCTTCATTTTTGTCAAACCACTTGCAGTCCTTGCACCGTACCAGTTCATTCCAACCAGTCATTGTGACCACTGTTCCTTTTTTGTTTGGTTCACAATGAATAATCACATCACATGGAAATTTCATTCTTCTTTCCTTTCTGCCCACTCCATATTTTCTTTATCCCAATTCATTAAAAGAATTTCCAACGCTTCTGCGCTTTCAGCGTATCCGTAACTATTCCATTCACGAATTGTAGTAAGAATGTATTGGATCGGAACTGCATTTACGGTTGGTGCATCGTATATTCTACTGATAATCGCTTTGCACAGTTCAGCACCGCATACCGCTTCGGTACTCTTTTCTGTGAAAACAGATTTCAGCGCATCCGCATCGATTAGCCTAACCATTTAATCATCCTCATCATCTTCCTCAAATCTATTTATAGAAACCAGTGCAACCATTGTGATACCTACGAATGTTCCGACAAGAACTCCCACTAAGAACGTAATCATTCATCCCCCATGAGCCTACTACCACAATTTGGGCAGTAGTTTGTGTTGTAGTCTGTTGTCTGATTGCAGAATGGGCATGTATAGATCGTTCGTGGGAAGCCTTGCCCATCGTCCTGCAACTCTTCCATCCATCTGCCTGTTGGTCGCTTCTCATAGCCTAACTGCTTTAAGTAAGCGAACAGGTATTCGTCATTTATCTTCAATTCCATAAATCACATCTCTGATTTGCCTTTCGGTTGTTCCCATTTCGATTGCGATGTCTCTGATGCTCCAATGTGCTTTGTGCAACGCTCCTACTTTGCCAGTGTCCAGTCGAGCAGCAGTCCATACACCTGCATCCCTTAACTTTGCTCTGATGTAGTCACCGTTTTTGTAGCCATACATGTGCCCGATTTCGTCCGGCTCGTATCCCTGTTCATACAGTTCGATCATTGTATTGATCGGTATCCGTCCCTTGTACATCACAGCCACCCTATGATTTTCAGTTCATTCAGCATCTGCGCCTCAGTCACTTCCGGCAGATAGTTGTTCTGTCTGACTGCTGCACATAACATCCGCATAGGCATCTGCCCGGCCATGTATGCCCTGAAGCACTGCATGTCTGCGTGAGCTGCTTCCATGCTGTGGGCGAAGCATATCCGGTCCGGCGGGAATTTCTTCCACCGCTCGGCCTGTTCATCCCTAATCAGCTTCCTGGACATTGTAGACGCCTTCTTTCTTGAGATGGTTTATTACAGTCTGCTGAGAACAGCCGATTTCGTCAGAGATCTTCTTGATTGGCCACTGTGCTTTGTACAGAGCGACGATCTTTCCGTGGTCGATCCGGACCGGGTCCTGCTTCGGTTCCCAGATCTGTTTCTTCTGCTTCAGCTGTTTTGCCTGCTTGGCTGGCTTTGGCTCTGGTACCGGTTCGGGTTCCGGCTCTTCTTTCATGACCACATAGCCATCAGCACCGTACAGATCGGAGACCATAGTGTCAGATTCCATCCGTACCAGCATGTACACTGTTTCCTCTTCGATCACTGCATCGATCGCTTCTCTGAGCGATACGCTCAATAATTTCATTTCCATATCCTTTCATTAGAACGGCATGTCCGGGTCGTCTATCACACACTGGATGTCCCTGAAGTAGTTCACGCCATGCTTAGCTTTCCATGGCTTCTTCCATTTCAGAGACCATCCGAACAGACGGTCCCAGAGCTGCCATTTTTCATATTTCGTCATTTTCTTTACCTAAGATGTATGTCACGGCATTTAGCCGCCGCAGGACATAGAGTTGTCACCGCTCTCGAAGCGGAGTGACAACCTATGTACAAGCGGCAGATCAGACATTTGTTTTGTCACACTTTATATAAGGGTTGTGACAAACAAAGTTGATGTTTTGTCATAACCCTATAGGTTGTGACAAACAAATTAGTATTTGCTCCAATATCCCTGTTTTTTGTCGACTTTCACCTTGTCATAACCGGCTTCACGGACATATTTGTTTATGGTCGTCCTGGCCGGCGGCTTGTTATGCTTTTCCCGGTATTTGTCCAACAGGTCCCTGATTGCAAAGCACGGCACGCCGTCATCAGAGATATATTCAGGGCACTGGCTGATCAGTTCTTCCAGTTCATTGTTTTGTTCCATCAGCTCGATCTTCGTTCGCTTGTTGTTCTCCCCTGTCAGGAAATCACAGTCTTCCAGTCTGCCGTCATAATCAACGACATGGATCGGCCAGACGAAGAACATATCGACCGGCTGGATGGCCTTGAACTCTCTTAGCGTTGATTCGACACGCCATGCGGACCAATCTTTTTCCTCTTCGATTTCCGGCGCCCAGTCCAGCTGTGTCATCGTGAGAATGGCATCCGGATCTCTCGCGAAGGTTCCGGCTCCCGATGCTCTGTCGATCTGAGCCTTGCCGGCTCCGGTGCCTTTGGCGAAGTGATGGGCATAAATCACACTGGCCCCTGTCTCCTCGGCGATCTTGTCGAAGTTTGACACCATCCGGGCAACGTCTCCGTTGCTGTTCTCATCGCCTTCCATGACCTTGTACAGCGGATCGATCATGACTGCTGCATATTCCTTGGAACGCATCCGGCTGATTATGATCGGTGCCAGTTCGCTCAGCGGCTTCCCCTTGCCTCGTAAGTTCCACATCTCAATGTTCTCGACATGATTGCCGGTATCCATCTTCAACGCTCTGTAAATGTCTTTAAAGCGATGGTAGAAGGAAGCCTCGTCCAGTTCCATGTTGATATACAGAACCTTGCCCTGTTTGCACTGGTGTCCCAGCCACTTGTGACCTTCTGCGATCTTGGCCGCCAGTTCCATCAATGCGAACGTCTTGCCCGCTTTCGATGTCGAAGCAATGATCATCTTGTGGCCCTGTCTTAGAATGCCCTCGATCAGTTCCGGCTTCAGCGGTGGCATGTTGTCCCAGATGTCTCTCAGATTGACGATGTCCGGCAGTCCGTCATTCTTCGCTGAGACCCATTCACGCCATTCCTGGAACGAGTCCATGCCGATGTGGGTCTTTATTAAGAACTGCTTGTGTTTGCCTCTGAGAACGCCCGGAAGACGGCTGAGACGTGAAGGATTGATATTTGCCTTGTCAATCTCCATGCCGGCCTCGTGCATGATGTTCCGGATGAAATTGAACTGGAACCGGTATTCCGCATCGGAACCGGCATTCACCGGAATGATGGCGTGGATCGACTTGGATCCGGAATACACCATCGCCGAAATCGGGATCTTTATCTTCTCCAGCTTCTCGATCTGCTCGTTCAGATCCAGGTTGTCACACTCGATCAGAATGTTCCGGTAATTGGAAACGTTGGTGTCCTTGACGCCTCCGCCATCCAGCGGATTGATCCGGATCCATGCGCCGGCTGCCTTGTTGTATGAGCCGAAGACCTTCTCGATCGGTTCGCCTGCTCTTAGCAGATCTATCAGTTCGCCTGCCGTGTGCGTATAGGCTCCGTTGCCGGATGGAACATATTTGCCCTTTTCCGTCCTGGAAGATTTCATCGTGTAGCCGATCGTGTCGCCCGGCTCGAACACGGCTTCCAGATAGCGGATCAGATCCCTGGATGGATCCCACTTGTCAGGTTCTTTGAACTTAGGTTCTTTCAGATACTCAGAATCCCACGAAATCGTGGGACTGTATTTGTCGCCGGACATGTAGACGTTCAGCTTCGGCTCCGGAGACCACCCCCGGTCCTTGGCCATCTGCACGATGGTCCCACCGGTGACGTCATGCCTCCGGAACGAATCCCATTTGTCTTCAAACTCACCGGAATCGTATCGTTCGCCATCAGCAGCGGACCAGTTCTGCCATGTTTCCATCGGATAGCCCTCTTCCTTGAGCGCCATGCCGACATTGACCCATTCCTGGTAACTGAGGCCAGCCGGGTCGATATACTTAAGTAGTTCTTCTAAGTTATTCGTCTTCTCCATCAGACCACTCCATTCTGACTACGACATGCGGATCTCCGTATTCTTTGCTGAGCATTGCCCACTGGATCTGAGCGTCATCGTAGTAAGCGATACCGTTCAGGGCATCACATACGATCTTCATGATGTTGTCCAGGTCCGGCTTTTTCAGCGGGAACAGATGACCCATAGCAGCAGCCATCCGGTTCTTCTTCGTCATTGACTTGGGCATGGAATAATATGCTTTGATGGCGACATGGACCGGAATGTCCGGGTCTAATGGTACAAAGTCAGGATGTGTATCCCGGAAGCACACCTTAACCAGATTCTCGTAATTCGCCGTGTCGTGTGGTGTATAGGCATGGCCGGAGCGCCCCAGTCTGGGACGCCCCTTTCCTTTCGGTTCACCGGGAACGATGAACTGAATTACCATTCTGCGTCACTCCACGCCTTTTTCTTTGCCGGTGCTGCCTTCTTCTTCGGAGCCAGGAAGCGCTCGACATTGTTGTACAGATTGCCGTTATATTCACGCTGTGTGGTCTTCACGAGACCGGTCTTGCCCGGCAGCTTGTCCCAGTCCGGGACGAATGTGCGCTGTCCGTCTTTCAGATCTCCAACAGATTTGAAGAATGCGGCAATCAGACCGGAGCACTCTTTGCATACATAGAAACGATTCGTCAGGAATGCTCTGCCCTTGTCTGTGTCGACATGCAGATTGACGATGACCATGCCGCACGGCGGGATCTTGGACGATCCGTTGTAATCGCCATAATCGACACTGTCGATGGTGAACTGATATTCTCCCGGTTCCAGCAGGACATATTCCTGTTCTTCTACTTCGAGCTCGATTGCATACTTGTTATTAGCCATTATTTTTTCCTCCTGAGTTATGCTAATGGATCCCTTTTGGCGACTATTGCGCCGTAGATTTTGTTAATGTTTTCAATAAGATAATCGATAAAGTCCGGATCGTAGTCACTGATCGGTGTCTCGAATGGATAGATGCCTTTGTCGGCCACGACTCCTCTCAGCTCTTCGTCTTCGATGCCCTTCTTATTCAGAACAGCCTTGATGCGTCCGTATTCGGTCTTGCCCATCAGCGGCGTGTCATCGTCCACAATGCCAACATGCGGAGCGTTGATGTCCAGATACTTGCCGCCCGGTTCTTCGATCGGGTCTTCCTGGACGGGGACCGGACCGGACGGTTTCAGATCGTAATAGTCACGGATGTGGTCGTCCACCAGTTTCAGGTCGTTCGGAATCAGATCCGTGTCGAACATGCCGACCGGAGACTTGACGGTATCCTGGCCGGAGTTCCGTGTGCTGAAGTGGTAACCGTCATCATCGACCACCGTCTTCAGAACGATGGAAAACATGCCTTCAAGTGTCACCTTCTCGTCCAGCATCTTGCCGATCGTCTTGGCTTTTGTTGTGCTGCCGTCTGAAGATGTCTCTGTATGCTGCAGGAAGTAGACGATTGTCTCGTCATCCAGCTTCCGGCAGTAATTGATCAGATCCCAGAAGTTCTGCCCGATCTCGGTGAATTTCTCATAGCCCTTTTCTCTTGCCCGGCGCATGAACTCGTTGGCCATCAGATACTGGGCATCATCGATGACGATAGACTTCCGGTCGGTCTTATTCATGAACTTCCGGATGTCGGAATATGTGTCACTGTTCAGCGTGGTAAATCCTTTGGATCTGAATGGCAGCGGCTTTCCGATCACGTTGACCACGGCCAGTTCATCGGGTTTAAAGTTTCTCAGGGAAGCGGATTTCCCGGTTCCGCTTTCGCCCAAAATCATTACAACGATAGCCATTATTTAATCCTCAGATATTCTCCTCTTTCTTCGATGTGGGCGAAGTCCAGGATCTCGCCGTCTTCCTCGATGGCTTCCCGGATCTTTGCCTTGTCCGGCTCATAGACGACCTTGCACCACTCGTGCGGCACTTCTCCATCAAGAACCAGCGGCTTCAGACCGCCCTTCTTGGCGATGCTAAAGGCGAATAACGGCGTGCTGACTTTCGGACGGCCTGTGGCCTGCATGGAATCCATGACGCCCTGTTTCAGCCGGTCTATGGCCTTCTGACGTGATTTCTTCAGTTCCATCAGTCTTTTGATCTCGGCATCGTAACCGGTGATGTCATTCTCGAAGTTCCGGATGATTCTGCCGTAGTTCTCCAGCTTCTGATCAAGCTCTTCGCCGACCGTCAGCATGTCGATCGGATACTCTTCATCACCGGCTTCCAGTACGGACTGGATCTGAAGGTATTTGCCGGTCAGTTCATACAGACTGCTCATAAGACCTCCAGCAGCTGCAGCGCTTCGATTAGTTCCGCCTTCTCGATATTGATGTTCTTGTAGCCATCATCTGATGGGAACGTGAAGTGGACGATTCCGCTCACCTCTG